AAAGAAAAGCTGGCTAAGCTTACTAAAGAAGAAAAGCTAGAGCTACTGTCAGTTCTAGAGGAGAAGCGCCGACGTAAGAAGGAAGCTCGCAAAGCCTTTATCCCCCACGCTGGCCAGCTTGAAATCATCCAAGACACTCACTCTAAGCGTATTGTCGTATGCGCCAACGGCTTCGGCAAGTCCTCGATGTGTGTTAACGAGGCTATTTGGGCCTTAGATGGATTTAACCCCGTCACCAAAGTCCACACAGCAGTTCCGTCTAAAGTCTTAGTAATTCTTGACTCGCCAGAAAAGGTAGCTGATGTCTTCCTACCAGAATTTAGAAAGTGGCGTGTATTACGAGATGATCAACTCCATAAACGAGGCAAGCCCTACTATACCGAGATTACTTGGGATAACGGAAGTAGCTTGCGCTTCCTGTTTCACGATCAGCAGCCCTTAGTATTCGAGTCTATATCCGGCATTGATCTAGCTATCTTTGATGAGCCACCGCCTAGAGATGTTTGGATCGCATTGCTTCGAGGGGGCCGTCAAAAGAATCGCCAGTCCCGTTATCTGTTAGCTGGTACTCCGCTTAGTATGCCATGGCTACGTGAGTTCTATGCTGACTGGCAAAAGGGTAAATACCCAGATACAGCGTTTTTTAGAGGCAGTACTGACGCTAATAGAGCTAACCTAGCTGAAGGTTACATTGAGCAGTTCAGCATGCACTTAACTGAGCAGGAGAAGCGAACGCGCTTGCATGGCGAATTCTTTAACACAGATGGATTAGCGCTAGCTAAGTTATTCAAGCGAGAGCGGCATGTTGTACCAGCCAGCGCGTTGCCTGATAACTACAAGCAGACATGGCCACACGTTATCGCATTTGACCCTCATGCCTCGAAACCAACCCACGGCTGTCTCCTAGCCGTTGGGCCTGATAATATGAAGTATTATGTTGGCGAGTTTAGTAAGAAGATTGTAGCCCGCGAGCTAGCTAACTGGCTAAAAGCTAACTGGCTAGCAGAACACCGTATAGTAGATATCATAAGTGATAGCTCAGGCCAAGCTGACTTTTCTGGAGGTGAGGCTTTCAAAAGCTTTATAGAAGTATTAAACGAATGCGGAATACGCGTGCGTGGAACCTCTTACGCTGAAAAGAAAGAAGAAGAGTTTCTTACACGTATTCAGGAAGCCCTATATATCCCGGACGATGGCGATCCTAAGCTTCAGATAGTCATGGGCTGTACAGGGATTATAAGAGACATCGAGAATGTACAGTGGAAGGCTCAGAAGGGCACTGAAGAGTACCAGCCTAAGCTAGAAATTGGCAATAAGGACTATTTGGCCTGTTTAAAGTATGCCCTGGCAGCTAACTTAACCTTTGATAACTCTAGGCGTAAGGTAATTCGGCCAGCTAATCCGTCTCCGTGGTCTGGTAAGGCTACTCAAGCTTCCGGAGGCGAGCGTGTTGGCTATATGGAGCGCTCTTGGGAGCGTAACCGTAAGCGCGATGACGACGATTGGTAGGCTTTAGCGCTAAAAATAGCGCCAGCCAGCGCACTTCATGTTAAAAAAGGACCCTACCACACTCTTTTCGTTCAGAAAACAGCTCCTATGGTATACTAGTCATGTGGAGTCTTGGGGTTCGTAGTGAAGGTGCCGATTAAAGAATACACCGCCCCAGTCTCCACACCAACGAAAGGCTAACTACTTGGAAAAGCTAAATCAGGACATGAAGATTGTAAATGAGGGCCGTGACAGTACGCTTAAGGGTAAGATCCCTGAGGCCTCATTACGAGATAAAATCCCTAAGAAGCTTTTGAAGAAGTTAAAGGAGCTTAATGTTGGCGAGAAGGCTGTTAGCATCTGGCGCGTTGGCAATGCTAATCGTATGCAGTATTTGCAGACGCAGAGAGAGCTGTTATCCGAGTTCGAAGAATTTATTCGGCCTATTTATGCATCGCCTTATGGCTGGAGCTCAACTCTCCACCTACCAATAGCGTATACGCTTTGCCGTACATTCCACTCCCGCATGATGGCAGCGTTGTTCAGCATGGACCCTCCGTTTACAGCCATCGCGCGTAAGGAAGCTAACAGCGACCGCGCTCCCCTAATCCAAGAACTCCTCAGGTATGCAACTAAAGAGTGGGCTAATGACAATCGAGGCATCGAGGAGCAGTGCGACCGCTGGCTTTGGAACTGGGTTACTAGTGGACGCGGAGTCCTTAAATATAAGTGGGACCGTAAATACTCTAAATATATTGACGTTGTTGAAGTGCAGCGCGAGGGTCCCCCACGCTATGAGATTGATGAGCAGGGTCAAGAGATCATGATCCCGACTATGGTGACTGAGGAAGAGGAGCAGGAGGTTGTAATCCCTTGCTTCAATGGCCCAGCTGTAGAGATCGTGCAGAACGAGGACTTGCTTATTGTTGGCGGAGAGGGCGACGTTGACAAGGCTGACTCAGTTATTCAGCAGCACTTTCTTACAGCTTCTGAGCTTTGGGTGCAAGTAGATCGAGGCGTCTTTAATCGTGAGGCTGTAGAGGAGATTATTTCTGGCGGCCCTGATCTTAAGTCTACTGACGAGACTGGTAGCGTTAAACAAGACCGCGCAGAAATCTCTCAGATGGGTACATTAGATACGCATAACGATTTAGATCGCTATCGTATTCTCGAGTGCCACATGCGCATGGATGTAGATGGCTCTGGTATTAACTCTGACATTATCTGCTGGCTTGGCCAGTCAACGCGTCAATTGTTATTTGCTACCTACTCTCAGCGCGTTAGCAAGTCAGGGCGCAGACCATATGCGACCATCGACTTCCATAGACGCACAGATACTACTAACCCCATTGGCTTAGTTGAGCTTACTTACTCGTTAGCTAAAGAGATTGATACGGCACATAACTTGCGAGTTGACTTCGGACTATTGTCAACGCTTCCGTTTGGCTATTACCGTGCAAGCTCGTCAATGGCTGCTGAGAAGATGCCATTAGAGCCCGGCGCTTTAATCCCATTAGACAACCCACAAACTGACATCTACTTCCCTAACTTAGGAAACCGTACTAGTTTCGGCTTTCAAGAAGAGCAGGCGCTCTACTCGATGATTGAGCGTATGACTTCAGTAAGTGACTTATCTCTCGGGGTATTAGGAGCGCAAGGTGCGTCGCGAACAGCTACTGGCTCTCGCATCGTAGCGGGCGAGTCTAATACTAACTTAGACATCTATTTAAAGCGCTTGAATCGGGGCTTTAAGAAGCTCTTGCATGGTATCTGGGAGCAGATACAAGCCAACATCGAGCCGGGCCTGCAGTTCAGGCTACTAGGCGACGACGGCCAGGGCTACTTCCGCGTAATCCAATCACGGGAAGAGATTGCGGGTAACTATGACTTCGAGTTAGACGGCTCAACGGCCTCATCTAATAAGCAGATTCAAATGGATACTGCTGTGCAGTTATACCAGATGACAGCTAACCCAATCGACCTGAAGTTAGGCTTGATTACGCCTCAGGAGCGCTTTGAGGCTTGTAAGCATTACTTGCAAGCTATGGGCGTTAAGAACTGGTCTAAGTTCTTGCGTAAACCGCCACAAGGTAGCCGCTTGTATACGCCTGAAGAGATCGCTAACCGCGTGCTCGCTGGCATCGATGTGCCTCTAGATATGACTCAAGACTTACAAGGCTTCATAGCATACGCTCAGTATATTATGGACCACGATGAGTTGCTTGGTCAGTTCGGGAAGCAGCAAGCTATCGCGCTTGCGCGTAAGCAAGCTGAAGCCGCTCAATTGCAGCAGGCGATGCAGCAGGCAAGCGCTCAGAACGCTAACGTAAATCAGCAGCGTATGAACGCGGCCTTTAGCTTGAATCAGAATCAACCTGTCGGAGGCGGCGGTGGCGGTATGCCTCCTGTTGGCTAGTTACTTCTGCCCGCTTCCGTTAGTTTTAATTAGCAGAATTTACTGTTTTAAGAAAAGATGTGCAATAAGCAGAAATGTCAGCATTTGTCTTGCTTATTGTGGTATGATCTTCATATTACATACATGGAGTGTAAAGCTTGAAGCTAACTGAAGAGCAGAGTAGAGAGATACTAGACTTAGTTGAGAGCGACGCGTTTAAGGTCCTCTCACAGACTGTATTACCTCAGCTTATTCAGCGCCATGTTGATAGGCTTATGAGCGTTGATTTTAGTAAGAGCGCTAATGAGTTAGTAATTGAGCGCGCTAGGTTAGATGGCGCTAGCAAGCTAGCTGCAGATATTAAAGGTTTAAAAGATCACTTTCGAAAAGCGTCTACGGGCTCAAGAAAGAATGCGTAACCAAACACGTAGCTCGCCGAGAGGCGTAAAAGGGAGGGCAGCCAATGGCAGCCGACGAAAATCAAAGTCCACAAAATACGGACGGGACAGACGAGAGTACAGGGCAAGGCAGAACGATAGAGAATGTACAGAGCGAGTTCAATCGCAAGATGAGCAAGCTAGCAGAGGAGAACAGCAAACTCAGCCAGCAGCTGGGAGAGCTAGCGGGCCTAGTACAACAAGCAGTTCAGCCCCGACAGCAAGTCAACTCTTCAGTGTCAGAAGAAGAGGAATTAGAGGCACTAGCGTATAAGGACCCTAAAGCGTTTAGCCGTAAGGTTAAAGAGCAGGCAGCTCAGTCAGCAGCCCGCATCGTTGATGAGCGCTTAAGTGTTAATAATCAGACGAGCGCAGTCCTTTCACAGTTAGGCTCTGAATACCCTGAGCTAAACGACTCTAACAGCGATTTGACGCTTAAGTCAGTTGAGATCTTTAAGAGAATGAGTGAGCGTGACAGACAGTCACCTTTAGCTTATAAGACTGCAGTGCGAGACGCAGCAGCTGATTTGGGCATCTTACCAAAGAATAAACGTAAGGCTACTTCTGAGCAGCCAGACATTAATTCAGGTAATAGCAGTACGCAAGCAGCCAATTCACAACGCCCTAAGTCCAAAGATGTTGACGCTAAGACTTTAGCTTTTGCTAAACTACTTGGCTTAGACACTAATAAGAAGGATGTTGTTGATAGGCTTAAAGCCCGTTCGCAGCGTACTAAGTGGAGCAAATACGAGTAACTAACTACAGGAGAATTAAAAAATGTCAAAAAATAGACCGTCCGTAAAAGAAAAACAAGCTGGTACTGAAGCTGGGATTAACGACTTCAATTTCGATTTTAACGACTTCTTTGCAGTAGACCCGGCCTTAAAACAGGAGATTGCTAGTAAGGGGCTTGTCTGCCGTTGGATTAACGCTGTGAAGCTTAAAGCCAACTATGGATACGATAGCCGTCAATGGACACCTTATAAGCGGGAGTCGCAACCTAGCGTAACTTCTACGTTTTCTGATCCCGAGGGATTTATTAGACGTGGTGATCTGATCTTAGCAGTCCAGCCTAAACAGTTGGCTACAGCTAGAAAAGCTCAGGTAGATGCGCGTAATTTAGCCCAAAGTTCAGCCAAACAGCAGAAAGCTCACGCTGACGAGTTAAAACGTCAGATGCGGGAAAATGGCATCAAAGCTGACATTTCTGAAGGCTACGACGAAAACTAGTAAACCAGGGGCCTCCTGTTAGCGTGCTATACTATATTAGTAACGCAAGGGCAAACCTTGCAGACACTTAACGGAGGCTTTTAATGGCTAATAAAGATCAAATCGTGGGTTTCCGCCCCCACGGTAAAGCAAGATCAGCTCAGAGCTATACTACTTCAGCAGTTGTATACCCTGGTGATGCGGTAAAAATGGATAATGCAGGCCTAGTAACTCCTTCTGGAGCTGGCGACACTATCTTTGGAGTAGCTCTTTCATATGCAGCTTCTGGAGGCACATGCTTGGTATGTGATGACCCAGATCAGCAATACATTGTCCAAGCGGATGATGGAACAGTAGCTACACAAGCTGCGGTAGGACTTAACTACAATATTACTGTAGGTACAGCTTCTACTCTTTATAAACGTTCAGCAATGGAGTTAGATGCTTCTACAGGCGCTACTGATTCTACGCTTCCTCTGCGACTTTTAGCAGTTCAGCGTGGCATTGATAATGCTTTAGGCGCAAACGTAGACCTCATTGTTAAGATTAACAAACAACAGCTCGCTCCTGGCAGCGAAGGCTTATAATAGAAAGGCAGCTGCATAATGGATGCACCAGTTTTTGTACGAAGTAACTATTCAGATTTATTCGGTAGCACGATGCTGCCAGCTCTCGAAGAGCTGTTTAGATCAGAACTTGAGATGCACCCTAGCGTGCGCAACCAACTTTTCAAAGTAGTAGCTACAGATAGAGATATCTGGCAGTCTTCTGAGTTGCATGACATGCCTTTGTTTGAGAGCATTCCTGAGGGAACTGACTACTCATTCCAACGGCCTCGTCAGGGCGCTAATAAGACGCTGACTATTAACAAGTTCGGCCTTGGCTTCTCTATTTCTGAAGAAGCAATGGACGATGGTAAATTTGATTTTATCGCAGACGCTATCCGTAAGATGGCTAAATCAGCGAAAGAATCTCAAGAGATTTACGCAATGAACATCATCAACAACGGTTTCGGTACCACTACAGTAGCTGACGGCCTGGCTTTGTTCCACGCTTCTCATACACTGCCATCTGGACTGACTTTCCGTAATACGCCATCAGCTCAGGTTGACTTGTCACCCGCAGCTCTTGACGCCGCTTTAGTTGATTTCGAGACCCAGTTCATCGGTGACTCTGGAATAATCTACAAGCCTAAGCCTAAAGTTTTGTTGGTACACCCATCTAACAAGCGATACGCTCTTGAGATCATCGGTTCTGATCTTAAAGCTGACAGTATGGATAACAACATGAATTCGTTGAAACAAGACGGACTTCGCGTTGTAAGCTCTCCACACTTGACAGACAGCGATGCTTGGTTCTTGTGTGCAGACCCTTCAGAGACTGGCCTTCGCATTATCTCTCGTAAACCGATTGAGACTAAATCTGAAGAGAGCTTTGATAACGATTCTATTCGTTACAAATCTCGCTATCGTGAAGAAGTCGGCGCTATCAGCGCAAACGGTGTATGGGGAACTTCAGGCGGAGCGTAAGCTTCACTAAGATAGGGGACTAAATGTCTACAACAACATCAACAATTCAGTGTGACGGCCTCAAAGTTGGAGGCTCGTCTGCAACTACTCTAGCCATGATTTTAAAGGGTACTATTGCAGTCACGCTTGCAGCTACAGCAGCGGCTGGAGAAGAAGATGTATCATTGACTATCGCTGATGCGACAGTAGGTGATATGGTTATTGTAACTCCGCTTAATGCCTCCATGGAGACTGGAGTGGCAATTGTAGCCGCTTGGGTTTCCGCTAATGGTACGGTAAAAGTTAGAATCTCTAACTTGCATACCAGCTCATTAACTGGAAGCACAGCTAACTGGCAGTACTGTTTAATTAGAAGCTAATACCCAATACAAATAGGGTAATAAAATTTGTTAATGGGGTAATTTAGGCAACTAGTTACCCCATTTTATTTAGAGAGAAGGGAATACATAACTTATGGCAAATGCAAGAGCGAATAACGTAATCTTTGTTGATACGACAGCCTATACACTTGATCAGACGGTAAAGATCCGAGCAGTTAAATATATTGGTAATACTTCGGGTACAGTCTCTATTAGCGTTGGCACAGCTGGCACGGGTACAGTAATCTGGCAAGAAACAGGCACTAATAACTTGAGCGTAGAGGAGATATGTGCTAGAGTAGACGGCTTCCATGTAGCTATTACCAACGGCGCCAAAGCGATTATCTACCTCGAAGACTAGTAGCCCTATTAACGTGGTATAATTGTATCGGAGGCTTAGGTGGCTAATGCATACCAGTCAGGCAGTATTTTTGTAGACACTACAGGCACTCTTACGACTAAGCCTGTTAAGGTCGCATATATACTATATACCCCTGACACTGCCAACGACCAGATGGTAGTACACGACGGCTCAAGCGCCTCTGACCCCGTAAAACTCAAACTTAGACACCTTAGCGCGAAAGATACTGAAGTATTCGACTTCAGCTCACGACCTCTCTACTTCGCTAATGGTATCCATGTAGTAGTGCCCGCTAGCGGTACAGCTACCTTCATTCTTACCTCTGAAGGGGGTACTATCTAATGGCTTATGAATTAGTAGACTTCGCCGATATTTATACGGCGGTAATGGAAGAGCTCAAGCTACAGACTTCAGATACTGTTAACTTAAACCGTATTAAGCGTATGGTTAACACCGCCTACATTCAAGAAGTTATCCCGGCAGCGCGCTGGTTTTGGCTATACGGCAACACAGTCGTAACGCATAAAAACTACTACGCAGGCGGGACCGCAAGCGTAACACCTAACTCCTCAACTATCACGCTCTCAACCGCCCCTGCAACTACGGACGGAGATAGTGGAAGCTTCTTAGGTTGGAACTTCTCAATTGAAGGCAAGAATGAGATTTATAAGGTAACAGCCCACACGGCTGAAGCCACCACAATGACTATCGATAGGCCCTTTAATAATGAGCTTAACGCTACAGCTAGCTTTAAACTTTGGAACGATATCATCGCTCTACCTACCGATTTACGTGAGACGATAGAATGCTGGCACGATCATTTACGCTCACCCATGGAAGCTAAGGGCACTCAAGAACATAGACGCATTGAGGCCTCTAATCCCAAAGCTGAAGGCCGCCCAGTATACTACTCTACATATAACTATACAAGCGGAGACGAGTCAACGCGCTATCGCCAGCTACGCGTCTACCCAAGTATATCTACCTATAAGACACTCATTAAGATCGATTATATCAAAGAAGCAACTAGTCTAGACGTAGCAGGTGACGAGCCGCTAATGCCAGTTGAAGACCGCATCGTATTATTTTACGGAGCCCTAGCGTTAGCTTGGGGAAGCATCGGTCGTAATCCAGAAGAAGCAGCTCGTTGCCGCGCTTTATTTGAAGGTAAGCTTGCCCGCATGATGGGCAAGATCCAAGACTCGCAAGATAAGCCTCGTATTGAGCCAGATAGCGCCTATATACGCGCTAAAAAGGGACCACGCATCTTTGGGCGTAAAGGCTCAGTTGGCGCTGGCGGCGCTAGCAGTTATACGGCCCCTAGTTACCTTGAGAATGTTACTATTAACGCAGCTACCATCACAGGCAACGTAACTGTTAACTCAGGCATCACAATAGATGGCCGAGATATATCTGCAGACGCAGCGCTTAACGATGCGCACATAGCTGCAAGCGGAAATGTTCATGGTATTACAGGCTCTGTAGTTGGAACATCTGACTCTCAGACTTTAACTAATAAAACGATTGTCGCTACCTCGAATACTATTACAGCTTTAGCTGACGCTAACGTTGACGCCGCCGCCGCGATTACACGCTCTAAGCTTGCCGATGGCACCGCTTACAGGATTCTAGCTAATACGTCTGCTGGCGTTATGAGTGAGAATGCAGCCTTGACTGCCGCTCGCTTAGTACAGTCGGACGCTAACGGTCAGCTTGAGAGCTCCGTAATTACGGCGACTGAGCTTACTTACTTAGATGACGTGGAGGCGCTTACTAGCTTCGCGCTTGCAGATAACCAGGCAGCGGCAGCCAACGTGGCTACTTGGACGGTAGCCTCATTTGATTCTATCAGCCTAAACTACTCAATTAAGCGCGATACGGCTTACGAGAGGGGGACTATTAACATAGTCAGCGATGGGACTAATGCAGCTATTGCCCAGTCGGCAGCTAGCATAGGCTCTAATGGTATTACGTTTACGGTTGACGTTGATGCTGGTTTATTGCGCTTACGTTATACGTCTACGAATACAGGCAGCGCGGGTACGCTTAAATACAAATTGCAGAAATGGCAGAGCTAGAGTACGTGATATAATAGACATTTACTACTGAGGAGAATGAGACAGTGAGTAATTCATCATTTAAAGTTAAGGATTCATTAAATATACAGCCTATTGCAGGCCAAACGCCTACTGCTGAAGGCGACATCGCCTACGACCTCACAGCGCACAAAGCCTCCATACATAACGGGATTACTGCCTCACCTGTAGTAACAGAAGCTCACTCAGCGACCCTAACTAATAAGACGCTCTCAGGCAACACGGCAACTAACCTCGTAAGCGGTTCTGGCACGCTGACTCTTAACACTTCTGGCACGATAACAGTACCTAACGGCACTGATACGCTTGTCGGCAAGGCTACTTCCGATGTGCTTACTAATAAAACGCTAACCACGCCAATAATCTCAAGCATCTCTAATACTGGCACACTAACCCTTCCTACGTCAACTGATACCTTAGTAGGCAGAGATACCACTGACACGCTTACCAATAAGACGCTTACTGCGCCCGTTATTGACGTGGCAACTCTAGATGGCCAAGCCAGCGCGCCAGCTAATCCAAGCTCAGGTAACTATAAGCTCTACGTCTCCGATACTACTAGCAAGCTAAGCCTACTTGACTCAGCAGGCGTCGTGACTACAGTCGGCGCAGGCAGCGGCGGCGTAAATTACATTACACATACGGATGGAACCGCTATTGGTGACTGGGTTACGTTTGATGACGTGAGCGCTATCACAGATGGTACTGGCGACTCGCCAACGGTCACGTATGAGGTCTCTACTAACTCAGACCTTCGCGGCACGTCAAACTTCCTATTTACCCACAATGCATCTGACGAACAATATCAGGGTTTCAGTTACGCATTTTCGATTGACCCGAGCGACAAGGGCAAGGTGCTCCAGTGCTCCTTCGAATATTCTGTAGCTTCTGGCACGTTTGCAGATGATGGGCTCCATTTCTACATATATGATGTTACCAACGCAGCCCTGATACAGCCAGCGCCTTATAAGCTTAAGAACTCTGGCATAGTTGAGAAGTTTGCGTTCGAGTTCCAAACAGCTAGCAACTCTACCTCATATAGGCTTTTAGCGGCGGTGTCAACCTCTACAGCGACGGCTTACACTTTGCGCTTTGATAATTGGAATTTAGGTCCACAGGCTAAGCTTTATGGCTCGCCAGTAACTGATTGGGTAGCGTTTACGCCCACTGGCTCTTGGAGCACGTATACGACCTATACAGGCTTCAAGAGACGCGTTGGAGATATTCAGGAGTACGACATTAAAGTAGCTTTAGGAGGCGCTCCTACTTCGGCATCCCTTACTGTAAATCTTGGCGCGACAATAGATACCGCAAAGCTTGCTGGCGCTGACGCCAACGTCGCTCTCGGGCACGCTACTATTTACGATGCGACTGGAATTCTATCCCATGGTGTAGTCGCTTATAACGCTACCGATTCTGTAAAAGTATTGGCTTTAAATGCAGCTGGGACATATGTAGACGCCGCCACAGTCACTCAGGCAGTTCCATTTACTTTTGCTTCTGGTGACTATGTAAGACTCAGATTCTCTGTCCCCATTGTCGGCTGGTCATCAAGTCAAATAATGAGCAGCGATGCGTCGACGAGCGTGGTCGCTCTTGCTGTAACTGGAGACGCCGCGTCTGCCACGAGTGGAAATCCAATTATTTTCCCAACAACTACATATGATACTGCGGGCGGATACAATGCGTCCACTGGGCGCTATACAGTTTCCAGTCCGGGGTACTACCGTGTGCATGGATATGTTAATGGAGACGTGCCAGCTATTACCCTTAAGCTATACAAAAACGCAATAGATCAAGGCTCACTTGGCACATCTATGCCAACATATTTTGTTGCCTCAATTAGTGGAACAGTCAATTGCCTAGCTGGGGATATCTTGGATATTAGACCAGACGGAACTTTTAATGCGGCCGCTACCAGTAGAGTCTATATAGAAAAACTTCAAGGCCCAGCACAGATAGCAGCCAGCGAGTCGGTATCAGCACTCTACACAGGCGCACCGCCGACTGGGACGCTGTCAGCAGCTTTTAACACAGTGACATTCGGCACGAAGGTCAAAGACTCGCACAATGCCTATTCAGCTGGCGTCTATACGGTGCCAGTTTCCGGGGTGTACTCCATAGTTGTGGCTACAGCACAAACGTCTACATCGTCCACGGCGGGATCTATAGGCGTGAGCGCGGCGGCTAAAAACGGGTACACAGTATATCAAGGACGACAGGTCTACTACAACACAGCAGCATCGCAATTTGTTTATCCAATAATGGCCGTCCATGGAGTGCCACTTTTAGCTGGAGACACAATTACCCCGCAAACCTGGACAGACAACAGCGGGACTAAATCATTTTCAGCCGACGCCGCACTAAACTATTTCTCAATCGTGAAGACTGGAAACTACTAATGGCTCGCCGCACGCAAGTCTTCCAACTTTTGCCATGGTCTGGGGGAATTAACACCTCAGTAGACAGCGGCGTCATCCCAGCTGGCGACTTAGTAACCGCAGACAACGTCATCTACTCCAACAACGGCATCAAGCAGAAGCGCGAGGGCTTCACAGACTACGACGCCCTCTCCGACATCCCTGCAATTACGCACAGAAGCAGCAGCGGCACGACTAGAACACTAGTCTTCGCCTCTGCCGTAACCTCAAGCACTATCGACGCCCTAGTAGCTGGCGAAGGAATCACGGTAGCAGGGGCCTCAGGCACCGAGACAACTTCTTACGCGATAACAGCAGGCACTGTAGCTACTATTGGCACGACTACCGTCACTAACGATACAATTACGTATACTGCAAGCGGCTCGCTGACAGAAGGCTCTACAGCTACTAGCACAATGACTATAGTACGCGCCTACCCGATTGTCCATATAAAAGATTACTGGCGCTATAACGGCTCACAGATGGCACAGCTTGTCATCGCCGTAACTAGTCAGCCTAAAGTATTTAGATACGATTCGTCTGGTAGACGTAAAGAGATTGCGCTTGCCGCTGGCGCTGATGCGCGCTCAGGCACAGCGCTTCGAGTAAATTCAGTAGTCTTTAATAACTATTTAGTCATTGCACAAGAGCGCGTAGGCAACGAGCCGCTTAAGTATAACACTGAGGCTGATAGCGGAGAGCTTACTGATTTAAGCGCGACGGCTCCAGACTTTAGCTTGTGCGCTACCTACCTCTCTCGCATTTGGACTAACGATAAGACTAACCGCGACCGCTTACATTATTCGGCAACGGGCTCACTGAGCTCTTGGAGCGGAGCCGATGACTCTGGCGCTCTAGATATCAGGCCTGGAGACGGAGACCCTGAGGGTATTACGGCAATCTTTCCCTTTAAGGGCCGACTGTTTGTAGCTAAGAAAAATAAGCTATACCAAGTAGTAGGCAATTCGCCTGAGACGTTCCAAGTGCTAGATGTCTCTGAGGGCTTAGGGATCGAGGCGCATGGCGCCGTCGCTGCCGTTGATCAGGATGATGTGCTGTACGTTTCTAGTAAGGGCGTTCACTCAGTTGCGACTACTTCTAACTACGGTGACTTCCAGGCTAGTTTCTTGAGTAATGAGATACAGCCAACGTTTAATGATTGGGAACAGCCTCGATTAAAGTATACTCAGGCGACTTATATCCCCATATTGAACGCCGTAGCTTTTAGCGTAGCTAGTGAATCTACTACAGCCCAGGATGCAGTCTGGCTGTACTTTGTAAACGTTAAGAAGTGGGCGCGTTGGCCTGATATTAGCTGCCAAGCTCTAGGGACCGTTTTGTTAGATAGCAAATCTACTCTGTTTATAGGTACAGCTACAGGTAAATTAATTCGCACGCAAAATGGTACTTATACAGACTATACAGCTACTGGTATTATCTACAGGCTTGTTACTGGCTCAATTTACCCCGACAACTCACCCATAACTGTAAAGATGTTTAAAAATCTAACAATCTTTTTTAGGCCTCGAGGGGATTTTAACTTTGCAGTTAGAGCTAAAATAGATAACCACTCTGAGCAGGCCTTCGCTTTTAGCGCAAGCCTTCAGTCTGACGAGCTAGATGTTGATTTTATCTTGGGCCAAAGTACGCTTGGAGGCGTTGCCCAGTTCGCTCCATTTACAGCTAACATGGACGGTATGGGCCGTGGTATAGTATTAACTATGGAGCAGACAGGTCAAGAAGAGCAGGTAGATGTATATGGCTTTTCTATTACTTATGAGAGCGCCGATATAGCTCAAGAGACTTCGATTGACCCAGGCAGCGGAGAGACAGTCTAATGGCACAGCTAAATGTAAGACGTAATTATGCAGCTAATACACCGCTTTTAAAGCAGGATTTAGACGCTTTTATCGATGATATTGAGACGTTTATTAACGTTACAAAGCTTAATAATGATAACTTTCAAGATGATAGTATTACAGCTAGCGATAAGATTATAGTGAATACGTTTGCTGGCGAGAAGTTTGTTAATGGAGCTTTTACTACAGCTAAGATTACAGACGCTAATGTAACTACAGCAAAGATTGCAGACGGAGCCGTAACCACAGCTAAGATACTAGACTCCAATGTAACTACAGCAAAGATTGCGGATAGCGCAGTTACGCTGACTAAGATAGCTGACGGCTCCATAACCTTTGACAAAATGGACGAAGGCTATACCACAGCTACCAGAGCCTCTATAGTAGCGCCCGCAGGGCAAGCGGCAAGTATACTTACCAAGATAGTTGATTTAGACTTAACGACTGTAGCCTCAGACGCCTATGTAATTATTGAGGGCAATTCTGGTTATAGTATCGCGTCTACTAACTACGGAGGGTTTTCTGGAGCAAATAATACCGAAGCTGGGTCGGTGTATGTGCTAGCTAGAAAGCTCCAAGGAGCCTCTACGTCTACAGTTTTAGGAAGTCTCTATTTTCAAAAGTCAGGTAGAGAGGGGCCTACTGCTGCTAGCTTTCAAACTACCTTACCTTTAAATGCTATCAAGTTTATTGTAAGTAGCCCTGGAGCGGGAACATATACATACTCGGTCTATGTTAGCAATAGCAACAATCTTGCAGCTACTAATGTGATAGTAGCAAACTTCAATATCAGAAAGCTGAGTAAATAATATGCCAGTATTAACCTTAACTAAAAATTATGAGGACGCTACCCTTTTACTTGAAGATGACTTTAACGTATTCTTAGATGAGCTAGAAGCTCTCTTAAATACTACACAGCTAGACGGCACTAATATACTAGATGACGGAATTACAGCGAGTTTAAAAATACTAGGTAATACAACTACGGCAGCTAAGTTACAAGCTAATGCTGTCACTACTATCAAGATTGTTGACGAGGGCGTAGATACTACCCAAATAAATACCGATGCTATAACCACAGCTAAGTTTGCTGATAATTCAGTAACTACAGCTAAGATTGCAGCTAGTGCTGTAACCAATGCAAAGTTTGCAGCGGCAAACGTCACTACTCCAAAATTTAGCTATACTACTGATATTAATACCACAAGTGTGTATGATACGACCGATACAAATATCAATGGGGTTACAAGCCATTATGCAGTGGTTACCGGAGGTACTGAAAAAACACTGGGAAGCTCTTCAGTTGTAAGCTCTGGTAGGCCTATTCTTATAGCATTAATGGGTAGACAGCAGGATTATCCGGTTACATTTACCGACGTAGCGGTAGGTTCCACGACCGCAGCTATAGCTAATATATTATATTCTTATATTAGGTGTATACCAACATCGAATTTTGATGGGTCCTATGGATTTATTATAACAATAAATAGAAATGGCACAGCTATATATTCCACATCCTGTTTTAACCACTCTTCAGCTGATACGGGAGAATCTGGTCAGTTCTACTTACCTTCAACTCTTCTATTTATTGATCAACCTGCTGCTGGAAGCTATACCTATAGCTGTAGTATAGAGGCCCCGGCAAATGTATCTTCAGTAGCTGTACAAGAAATGCAGTTAAGTGTAACGGAGTTATAATGAGCCTAATAGATATTACTAGAAATTATGATCAGGGAGAAGCGCTAACAGAAGCCGACTTAGATGCTATTCAAAGCTCTTTAACTACATTTTTTAATACTACCAAAATTGATGATGAGGTTATACTGGATAACTCCTTAAACGGAGATGAGAAAATAATAGATAACACTATTACAACGGCTGTCCTACAGGATGAAAGTATAACTGGAGCTAAGTTCGACGCACTGGGAATTACTACAGCGAAAATAGCTGACTCAAACGTTACTACTGCAAAAATTGAAGATTTAAACGTAACGACAGCAAAGATTGCTGACTCAAATATTACTACAGCTAAAATACTAGACGGCTCTGCTACCCTAGCTAAAAAGAAGGTCCCAGCAGTTACTATATCTAGTTCCTGTGGTACGTATACTCGTAGCACTTCAAGCGCGTCAGCTGGAGAGGAACAGGTTACTAACCTATCTGTTTCCATTACAGCTACTCAAGGACGCGTGTATCTATTTTTACAACCTGATGGAGATACTCAAGGCTACCTAGAAAATAGTATAACTAGTAACGCTACTACTGAAGTTCTATTAAATGATGGAAAAACTTTCTATTTAAAATTATATCGAGACGCTACCTTAATATACAGATGGACCCAGATAGAACGCTTTGTATATATTGACTCAGCTACAAAGTATGGAATAACATTGCCCCTAGGGCACTTTAGCTTCATGGATACCCCCTCAAATGGCACATATACCTATAGTTTAAAGGCTGATTACCCTGATACCCTGCCAGTAGCCGGAAATGTGACTGAAAGTGTAATAAAAGTGGTTAACGCTACCCTAGTAGCCGTAGAACTGTGATATAATAGAAGATAAGGGCTTTAGGCCGTTGGGAGATAGTAAATATGGCATGGGTAGTACCAATAGTAACAACACTAGCATCGGCTTACGCCGCAAGTCAGCCCAGCGAGCAATCTACCACTAGACAGGTAGGAGCAGAGGGCGCCGGCGGCTTATTAGGTCGTCAGGTCTCTTCTAGCGGCCTAGGCCAACTACGGGACCTAGTAAACCAAGGTCCTGGCTCTCAAGATGTAGCAGCTAGCCAAGCTTCAAGTGGCGACCTATCGCGTATGCTTCAGCAGTTCAGCCAGGGCGGCTATATGCCAACCCAGCAGGATACGCTCTCAGGCCAGCAGTACGCTCAGCAGGCCTTCCAACCTCAACAACTAGCTATTCAGCAGCAATTTGAAGAAGAGAAGCAGCGAGCTAGCCAGCTGGCTGCGCAGTTAGGTCGGCCCGTCAACGATCCAATTATTCAGGCGAAATTAAGCCAAGAGCGCATGAGGTCGCAAGAACGTCTGGGGGCGTCTCAGAGCGCTTTCGCATCCGAGTTTGCGATGTCTCAACCCCAACAAAGGCTTGGCTATA